TTATCCATCTTCAATAGAGTATTTAACCAAAGAAAAGAACCAAGCTCATGTAGTTCATGCGTCAAAGACTTATACAATACAATTAATAAATTATACAAAGAATATGCGAAAAGTGAGAAAGACGATCGAAGTAAAACTAAGGGAGTATCTAAAGCAAGAAAAACTAAAAAATGAAGAACAAAAATTACAATATAGCAAACGAGATAGCTCTCTATTGTGAGATATATCCTAACGACCAAGAGCTAGGAAAAAGAATACGCATGCACTATGGTAAAAAAAAGAAAACTAAAAATAAATCTTGAAAAGCATTAAGATGGTATCAACATTAATGAAACTATATAAAATCAAAAACAATCCTAACAATCCGAGATTAGTTAAAGATGATAAATTCTTTAAACTAGTTAAGTCAATAAAAGAGTTTCCAGAGATGCTTAAAATAAGACCTATCGTAGTTAATGATGATTTAATTGTGTTAGGCGGTAACATGCGATTAAAAGCGTGTAAAGAGGCTGGATTAAAAGAAGTTCCTGTAATACAAGCTAGTGAATTTACTGCGGAGCAACAGCGAGAATTTATAGTTAAAGATAACGTTGGTTTTGGTGAGTGGGATTGGGATATGATTGCTAATGAATGGGATGCAGAACAACTTGATGACTGGGGTTTAGATTTGCCTGTTGATTTTAATGTAGTAGAAGAAGAAGCAGAAGAAGATGACTATATAGAACCAGACGATTTAAAAGTAGATGTAGTGCTAGGTGATTTAATAGAGATTGGTGAGCATAGGTTATTATGTGGAGATAGTACAGACTCCGACCAAGTGGCAAAGTTGATGAATGGTGAAAAGGCAGACATGGTTTTTACTGATCCTCCTTATAATGCTTTAAAAAGTTGGAATAAAAATGAGGCAAACTCAGAAACAAGACTTAATCCAAATGAGTGGTTTGCTAATGATAATATGGAATGGAAAGACTTTGACCAATTTTTATTAGATGTATTTAAACAATATAATACTCATTCAGTTTATATATGTTGTGATTATAGAATATACGATAGAGTTAAAAAACAAATTGAAACTTGTGGTTATATTTTAAAACATTGCATTGTTTGGAAGAAAAATATGTGGGGTTTAGGTAAAAGATATAGATTTCAACACGAGTTTATAGTATATGCTACAAAAGAAAATAACTCTCCATTTTATGGCGATAACTCTCAAAGCGATGTATGGGAGATAGATGTTGATAGAAAAACAAAACACAAAACTCCAAAACCAATAGGCGTTCCACATAAAGCCATTTCTAATAGTAGTAAAAAAACAAATATTGTATTTGATACATTTTTAGGATCTGGTTCAACTATGGTAGCTGCACATCAACTTAATCGTAAATGCTATGGAATGGAGCTTGACCCTAAATACTGTCAAGTGATAATAGACAGAATGCAAAAGCTAGATGACACCCTACAAATAAAAATAAACGGAAAGAGTTATGGCAAATGATGAAAATATAAAACCCTTTGAATTTAAAAAAGGACAATCTGGTAATCCAGCTGGAAGACCAAAAGGAAGCAAGAACAGAAGCACGATTGCTAAGAAGTGGTTAGAGACAATGGAAAAGTTTAAAAACCCTATTACAGGAGAAATTGAAGAACTAACACAAGAAGATATAGGAACACTTGCATTAATTAAAAAGATGCGACAAGGTGACGTTAGGGCTTATGATTCTTTAATGGATTCAGCACATGGAAAAGCAATACAAACAAATGATGTTAATGTCAATAGAGATGGACCTTTATTTATGGAATGAGACCAAAAAGAACACAAGCATTTTATAAACTTAAAGACTTACAATCAAGAACTAGAATTGTAAAAGGTGGAACATCTGCTGGCAAAACATTCGGAATACTTTGTTTACTTATTCACTATGCTGGAACTAACGATAACAAAGAAATAAGTGTGGTGTCTGAATCAATACCTCATCTGCGTAGAGGTGCTTTAAAAGACTTTATTGGAATACTTAAGGCACTAAACAGATATAGAGAAAAAAAGTTCAATAGAAGCACATTAAAATATCAATTTAGTAATGGTTCTTATATAGAGTTCTTTTCAACTGACCAACCTGACAAACTAAGAGGTGCGAGAAGAACGGACCTTTATATCAATGAGTGTAACAATATACCATTCGACGCATATCAACAATTAGCAATAAGAACATCAGAAAACATTTGGCTAGACTACAATCCTACATCCTTGTTTTGGGTAGATAAAGAACTAATAGGCCAGCCAGATACAGATTTTATTACACTTACTTACAAAGACAATGAATCACTACCTGAATCAATAGTTAAAGAAATTGAAAAAGCAAAAGACAAAGCTAAGACATCTACCTATTGGAAAAATTGGTGGAGGGTTTACGGTCTTGGTGAGGTAGGACAATTAGAGGGTGCTTGCATACCAGATTGGAAGGAAATAAAAGAAGTACCTATTGACGCAAAGCTAGTAGGAGCAGGACTTGATTTTGGCTATACAGTAGACAGCACAAGTATAGTAAATCTATATAAGTACAACGACACCTACATATTTGATGAGGTGCTTTATAGAACAGGAATGTTGAACAGAGATATATCGAACTTCATTAAAAACAATAACATTAATTGTTACATATATGCAGATTCAGCAGAACCTAAATCAATAGCAGAAATAAGACTTAGTGGAATCGATGTCTTTCCAGTTACTAAAGGTCGAGACTCTATTGTATATGGAATTAACCTCATCAATCAAAACAAGGTGTTTGTTACAAGGCGTTCTAAGAACTTAAAAAAAGAATTAGAGGGTTATGTGTGGATGAAAGATAAACAAGGTAACACGCTGCAAAAGCCAAATCCATTGACTGGAGACCATGCTATTGATGCAGCAAGATATGTTATGATGATGGTTTTAGAAAATCCGAACAGAGGTAACTACTATTTATATTGAAAACGTGTATATCAATATTAACAATTTAACGACTTATATATATGAAGCTTAAAATAAACATACCCGAAAAGCTAAACGAGATTACTTTAGGTCAGTATCAAGATTGGTTAAAAGTTGCTGAGGGTAAAGAAATGACACCTTTCATTCAGCAGAAAATGATTGAGATATTTTGCGGTATTACACTCAAAGAGGTGTTAATGATAAAAGCTACAGACATTGATAGTATTACAAATGAAATATTAAAAGTGTTTGAACAAAAACCAAAGTTTATTAAAGAGTTTGAAATAGATAAAATGCAGTTTGGTTTCATACCTAAACTAGATGATATGGTATTTGGTGAGTATATTGACTTAGACACTTACTTAGGAGATTGGTCACAAATGCACAAAGCGATGAACGTATTATTTAGGCCAATTATATTTAAAAAGAACGATCAATATTTAGTTAGTGATTACGAGGGTACGGGTAAATACAATTTGAAGACTATGCCGTTAAGCATCGTGTTTGGCTCACTTGTTTTTTTTTGGAATTTAAGAAACGAATTACAGAAACATATCCTGAGCTATTTAGCGAATCAAACGGAAATTCCAGTTTCTCAAGAACTGAGGGATTCTCTCAAAAGTGGGGCTGGTATCAATCCCTTTACGGACTTAGCAAAGGTAACATTATGAAACTAGATGAAATAACAAAACTAAAATTACATCAATGTTTACAGCACTTAGCTTTTGAAAAAGACAAATACGAACTAGAAGCACAAATGTTAAAAAAGAAATGACCAGGCAAGACATAGTGGATGAGATATTAGACAGAAAGTTATTTGAGAGCGATGAGGTTCTCATTCTTGCAGATGGCTTTGAGGATGCTGTAATAGGCGTTAAAGCTAATAAGCCTGCTAAAATAGTTTACGACTATTGGAAATGCCTTGATATAGTTATTAAAAGAGATAACGCTGAGTTTGACGAGGCGATTGACTGGCTAGACGATTTTATAAATGAAGACTTAGGGCAACACACACCAATATATTTAAAACACTTATAATGAAAAGTTTTTACAAAGTAATAGACACGATTAGAGACGTAGTTAATGCAGAACCTTTTAACAATACTGTGACATTTGGTGATGTAGCAGACATTGACTTAAAGAAACAAACAATATTTCCTTTGGCACACATCATGGTTAACAACATGACTATTGAAGAAAACCATGTTTCATTTAATGTTACTCTATTCTTAATGGATATAGTAGACGTAAGTAAGAAAGCAGACACAAGTTTGTTCTTAGGAAATGACAATACACAGGATGTAATAAACACACAGGCAGCACTTGCAACTAGAGTTTTTAGAGTATTACAAAAAAGAGATTTATATAGAAGTGAATTTGAACTAATAAGTTCGCCAAACTGTGAACATTTTGTAGAAAGATTTGATAATACACTAGCTGGTTGGGAATGCACTTTTGATATAGCTACTAAAACCGATATGAGTTACTGTGGGTGAATTCAATAAAATATTAGAAAAATACGCTAAGTATGTAATACAACAAGCTAGGACTAACTTGACTAAAAAAGATAGTAATTCTAGTAAAAACCTTTACAATAGTTTAGATTATAAAATAGAGGGCACTAAGGTAACTTTTGAAAGTTTAAAATACGGCCCGTTTATAGACCAAGGTGTAAGGGGTAAAAACCATGATTACGCAGAAAGCAAGTCAAGTCCTTTTAAGTATAGAAATAAAATGCCACCTAGTAGCGTGTTTGATAAATGGATTAGGCAAAGAGGTATTAAGGGCAGAGATAAAAAGACCGGTAGATTTATAACAAATAAGTCACTCACTTTTTTAATTGCAAGAAGTATTCAAAGTAAGGGAATAAGGGCTACAATGTTTTTTACAAAGCCATTTGAAAAAGGAATAGAAAAATATAGTGATGAAATGATAGAGGCACTACTAAATGATAATATATGAGTACACCACCAGAAATTAACCCGATTACAACCTCATCTTTTAGTTGGGGAGCAGAGTTAAGCCAGTTGGAGGCTTTAACAAATCAAACAGTTACAGTTACAACAAATAACGTAATCGATGGAGCGACGTTAACATTAACATTGAATTCAATTGATTATACGGGTACTGTAACAAGTAATACAACTACAATAACAATACCATCTGCTGACTTAAAGGCTTTACAAAGTGAAACACAAGTGCAAACTTATACAATGACGGCTAACTTGCCTTTAGCAACTGAGGTTACGTCAAGTAGTTTCACAGTTGAAAAACAAATCCTAACAATTAGAACAAGAAGTCCATTTTTTATAAGAACACCAGAAGAAACTGATTCAGACTTAGACCACTTTGATATAACAATAGCAATAGTTTCAGGGGATTTAACAAGCTCGGCACCAAACGATTTTTCAGACACAGTCCAAATAAGTAAAAAACCAATTGGCACAGAAGATTCAGCAACTATTGATATATCCGAAATTGTAAGCAGTTGCTTTTCTCAAAACATTAATTCTGCTGGCGTTTCAGATTCATTTAGGAAGTTTCAATCTTTATGGGTTACAGTTGAAACACAAGCTAAAAAATTAGATGGTACTAACATAGGTTCATCGACATCTCAAACATTTTTAGCTCAAGAGGGTTATAACACTTTTTTAGAGGGTGTTAATAATACAACTAAAAAGAACGCTTTGATTACATCGACTAACATACAATATAAAAAAGGCGATACTATAAGTATTCCAGTAAATACTGAAACCGTAACTAGCGTTGAATTTTACGAGTCATCAGCTACAAGTGCTGATTTTACAGTTAATATTCATGACAACGCTAATAATGCAGATAATAAAATTACTTATGCTACTGCGTCAAGTTCTGATTTAAGTAATAAAGATGTTACTCATATAAAAGTAAATTTAGCAACTGGGCGAGAAACTTTTAATGTAGAACCAATTGAGGAATGTAAATATCCTGTATTTAAATGTAGTTTTTTAAATAGGTGGGGAGCATATCAAGATGTTTATTTCTTTAAGAAGTCTACTGAAAGCTTACAAGCTAATAGAGAAAACTTTAATAGAAGTATTTTTACAACTTCTTACAGTTACCAAGATAGTGGCACTCAAACAGTATTCAACACCTATTCAACTAATGAACACAGTAAAAAAGCCTTTAACACAAACGGTAATGAAAACCTAGTTTTAAATACTGGCTTTGTGAGTGAGTCAATGAATGAAACTTTTAAAGAATTATTGATGAGTGAGCATGTTTATTTGACAGATAGCTCAAATACATTTCCTGTAAATATTACTGATTCTAACTTTATATATAAAACAAGTGTTAACGATAGACTTATAAACTATACAATGAACTTTGAAAAGTCATTTAGTTATATAAACAATGTAAGATAATGCAAGAATTAATTCTATACATAAAGCCGAAAGTAATTTCAGGAAATCAAAATTTTCAACAGTTTACAAGAGTTGATTTAATGGACGCTGAACTAATTACACTTACACAAGTGATTCAAGACGTTAAGGAAATAGATAAAATATTTACTGACTTTTCTAGGACTTTTAATTTACCAGCTTCTAAAAACAATAATAGAATTTTTAAACATTGGTACAATGACGATGTGATAGGCTTTGATAATACCATAATGAGTGATGCTATTATAGAGCTTAATCATTTACCATTTAAAGAGGGTGAAATAAAACTGGAGGAGGTTGTTATGAAGAACAATAAGCCTAGTATATACAAAGTAACTTTCTTTGGTAAAACAGTTTCTTTAAATAATTTGGTAGGTGATGACCAATTAGAAGATTTAAACTGGCTTAGTAATTTTGATTTTACACCTAACAATACGAATATATTAAATGGTTTTGAAAATGGTATTGATGTTCCAGTGGACTCTGTTACCTATACAGATGCAATTATATATCCATTGTTAACACACACACAACAATATATTTATAACAGTACAGGAGATTTTGACAATTTTGGAAATATTGCTTATGCGTCATCAGGCACTAACTTTAATAGGAGAGGTGTTTTCCCAGAAGATTTAAAACCAGCTATTAAAGTAAGTTTAATATTAAAAGCTATCGAACAGCAATATGGATTAACTTTTAAAAGCGGTGAGTTTTTTGATAGCTCAGTATTTACAAATATGTATTTATGGTTACATCGTGAAAAGGGTATTGTTAGTTTTTTGTCAAATTTAGTTATTGATACCACATTTAACTGCACAGATATTACTTCAAATAGTTGCACTTTTTTTTCATCAACTACACAAGCTCTTTTTAATAGCGGTAAATTTGAAATTGAAAAGATTAGTTCATTGTCAGGTTATTCATACAATATAGATGTAAGCCCTACATCGGGACACACTAACAACAATTATACAATAGAAATTTTTGACGAATTAACAGGAGATGTATTAGAAACAATTACTGGTAGCGGAAATTTATCAGCAACAACAATACCGGATACAGCACTAACGCCAATGGCTATTGGAGATAAAAAAGTAATTGCAACAAGGATAAAATCTTCCTCTAGTGTTGAATTTAATTGCACAATTAGAGTTTCAGTCCTTCAAGCTACAGGCGGTTTTGTTCCAAATTCTTTTATATCTGATTTCACTAATACATCTGTTTTAGCTGTTAATGATGTATTGACTATAACAAATCAAATACCTAAAATCGGTGTTTTAGACTTTTTGAAAGGATTGTTTAAAATGCACAATTTAACAGCGTTTGTAAATACGAATAATGAAATAGTAGTTAAGACTTTGGATAATTTTTATAGCGGTGATACTATAGATATATCAAAGTTTGTTGTTACTGACCAACACACAATAGGAGCTAATTTACCGTTTACAGAAATTGATTTTGAGTATGCAGAACCTAAGACAATATTAGCACAACAGTTTTTGCAAACAAATAATAAACGATTTGGCGAACTTAATTTTAAAACTGATGCAAGTACAGAAAGCAAGTTTATAGTAAACGTTCCATTTGAACACATGATATTTGAAAGGCTTAATGATTTATCTAACAATAGCCAAACAGAAATACAATATGGTTTATTTACAGATGATGAATTAAAACCAAGTATTGGATCACCCCTTTTATTTTATGGTGTCTATAAACAAAATATATCAGATTCTATAAACTTTATTGAAACAACAAGGCCCGAAAGTGGAACACCAGCAACAGGGCCACAACACGAAGTTGATGACTACTGGATGCCTAGCAATTATAATGAATCAGGAACAAGTTCAACTCCTCCTGATTTCAATTTAAATTTTGGTAGTGAGATTAACGAATTTACACTTACTGACTACGGCGGCAATAATAACAGTCTATTTCAATTGTATTACGAAAATTACATTCTAAGAATACTTAACAAAAAAACTAGACTATATAAAGTTAAGGCAATACTACCACTAAAAGAACTTTTAAAAATATCTCTTGACGATACTATAATAATAGGCACAAGAGAGTTTACAATTAATAAGATGACT